GTTCAAACACCAATGCCCCTGTTCCTCCTCCTCCCGCTGCTAAGCAAAGCGCACCCGCTAAGCGCGGAAGAGGTGGACGTGGAAGAGGAGGTGGAAACGCCCGCGGCGGGCCCAGACGTCCCAATCCGTCTGACATTCCTGTCGTCGCCACGCCCCCCCCTCTCCCCGTCCCTGCTGCGCAACCACCTTTGCCTGTGGTTAACGTGCCAGCTCCTCAACAGGCTCCTGTCGTCGACGTTCCGGCGCCCTCGCAAAGAGAGGTTATTCTCCGAGAAGTATTAGGAGACGCCATCGACGCCCTTAAAACAGGAGGTGCCGACGACCCTAGAGAAGGGAGTCGCCCACGTGATTTTATGTCTGCGGTTCGAAAATACCGCGTGCCCGTCATTCATGGCTCTTTGGCGGAGACGGTGTGTAGTAAGCTCAACATCTTTACTGTGGAGAAGACCAGTACCGACACTAACCCTCACGGAGCTTCTGCAGCAGTTCGTCAAGCAGCCACTGTGGCGCTGATGAGCCGTCTGTTCGAAGCTGGTTATCGTAGTTGGACCTCCATGTATAGTTCTCCCCGGGATAAAAATATCCTGGACAAATTGGACGTCAAGCGTGAAGTGTGCTTGATGTCCTACCGGCCGCTCATAACGGCCGATGACGTCGTGCGCGACGGAAAAGACACCATCAAAAGCATGATAGAAACTGAAGTTATGTTTGCGGTGGATCTTTATGAGACGCCCTCGGGTCCTTTAAGCGGAGTGTGGATTTCTGAACAAATTCGGACGTTCGCCCGCAATATATTATCGACCAATGAATTAGAGCGCTCAGCCTATATAAATACCCCCAGATTTTACTGGGTTGGCCGGAAGTTTGAAGGAGACTACGGCGTATGTGAGTCCGAAGCAGCTTGGATTAGAAACACAGAGCGAGGATCTATTTTGTTCCGCCCTGATGTCACCGAGCAGGCATTCGAGCACGATCCCTGCGGCTGGATCTGGGGAAGGAATTCTATTCCCCTGGATGACGACACGTATTTGTGTTGGTCCATAGCCAAAGCAGTGGGGTCTTTTCACATCGTCGTGTTTGGGATCTATGACTCCGAATTACTTCCCGGACAACGTTCTACGGTACGTGTTAATGTCGTTGAGATGTGTGAAACTGTCAGAGTTACTCGTCCTAATGAGTCTGGTCTGGCCGGCTATTTTGCTGGTTTGGCTTTTGATTTGTGTTCATATGTTCCCCCTATCTTTGGAGAAACTCTTACCTCACGACTTTTTGGCACACAACCTGCAATCCTCCCAGCAACTTTGGTTGAGGAATATCAACGTGAGTCTGCAGGGCGAAGCAAAACTGCTATAGCTTTGACCCAGGCCAAGACCTTCGCTGCTACTAGGCTGAGCGATAGCGCGCATGAATACGGAATTATGTGTCGCTTGTTCCCAAAATACTTTACCCGAGACGTCGACCTCGTTGGATGGGCGCTACTGACCCACAACATACGTGAGAAAGCGGAAACCGCGCATTATATCAGTAGTCACTACGGCACCGACATTGTTTTATTCAATGAAGCCAATCGTGTTACCAAAACTCTCCCCCCTCAGGAAACCCCTGCATGGTCTAAGAAATTTGTGTTCTCAATGGGCGCTCTTTTGCTTGGTGGAGCTTACTGGGTTAATAAACGTTACCGACGTCCCGCTCCAGGGATGTTAGTTTCTGTCCAGACTGTCTTAGATGTTATTCAGGCAGTCAACCACCAACCACGTATAGCTCTTACTGACTTGCCTATGGGCCGCTTTATGTCCATAATGGTTTCTTGGGGTCTTCTCATCGCACCTACTTGGGAAGAGATGTTTAAAAAGAAAATGGGTAGGTGGGGATGGCTGTTCGGCTTATTTGAGTTTGCTCTAAAAGTCGGCCTTCATGGAGTCCACCCCGCCATAGCTCTTCCCGCTCTAGCGATGCACACGATTACTTGGCTGATGCCTCTTCCTCAAGCTATAGTTTTTCATGGCGTCTTCAACACTGTGATGTATTGGGGCGATTTCGTGGATGGACATTTCCACGTGATGGCTCGTTCTCTTGCATCCAGTCCGCATCATTCGCAGATGTGGGCGGAAGACGTCCGAGAAGCTTGGTTAGCCGGAGGCCGTGGTGACTTTCTTCACTTGGATTTCAATGAATTCCTCTCACGATATCATTTTGGACCTTGGGACGGTAGGACGTCCGAAGCAGATCCCCAACGAGGAACTATTTCTTTCCCAGCCAGCAGCTCTGTGCTGCCATGTTCCAAAGAACCTCATTTTAATAACAACCGCCTTTTGTGCACTAATATGGTTGTGCGACGAACTTTTTTTACCTCAAGAGCGTGAAGACACGCCCTCTTTTTGGCAGATCATTGCTACGTCTGCGCCAGGATATGTCCCGGCACACACGGATGATATGATGTTGGCCACTGTTCGCGCACGACTGTTAGCACGTCCTCCTATGGATCCAATTCCTCAACGCGCCGCATGGCATCGAGTGCGCACGTTGCATAAAAAATATTTTTATTATCCAAAAGGCGAACCAATTTATTGGGAACATGTTGTAGCGGCGTGGGTTGACCATTTCCCCTCGGCAAAACGTACCATGTATCGTGGACTGATCGAGGCGCTCTTCGAAGGCCGAGCTAGTTGGGACCAATATGTCTCGCGTGCTCGCGCCACCAATGTCATGCTAAAGACCAACGAAATTTTGTTCAAACGCGATGGTGACGCTTGTTGTTTAAAACCCCGTCTCATTAGTAACATCTCGCCTGAAGTGCAATGCATCGTGGGCCCAGTAATTTTTGAAGTCCAAAACCGCTTCAAGAAGGCTTTCTCTGTGGATATAGAATGGAGAGACCTTGTTGATGGTTGGAAAATTGGCTGTACTTATGCTGGTGCCTCTACTGATGAAGATCTTACCAGGTGGCGTTATAACGTTGACCAAGGACCGGAAAAATTTATTGCTATTATAGTATCCGGAGATGACAGTTTGGTGGTTGTCCATAATTTGGGCCAAACTTTTTGTTTCGAAGGAGACGCGTCCATGTATGATCAATCATTGAGCCGAGGGCCTTTATGGTTCGCTCATCGTGCCCATAGGAAACTGGGTATGGGAAAAGATACTGTCAAGCTAATGCGTAGATTAGCGACCAATACCTTCAGGGTGCCTGCTAGAAATAAAAGCGAAGTCATGTTAATCGACAAAGCCAAGCGCCCTATTCGAGACACCGGGGGTTCGGATACATCTCTCGGGAACTCCACGATTATGCTTTATGCGTGGTGGTCAGTTTCGATATATATGATCCGTATGTGCAACTTCAACACTAATTTTGTTGTGTCTAGTTTTGCTGAGTTGGGGTTGGAAATGAAGGTTAGGAAGCTTATGCTTGATGAAGTCACGTTTTTGAAAGGAATGTGGTATTATACCACTGCTGGCCCATATTGGGGCCCTCTTCCATCCAGAATATTGAAAATGGGGAAATCCATGAAAAATCCATTGACGCTTTACCCCAAGCGAACTTATGCTGAGGCTTGTTCTTTGTTCCTCAGTGATATTGCCGGGAGCTATGCTTCCTTTTTGCAAGTCCCTATGGTTCGCCAACATATAAAAAATTTTCTTCGACGTGATCTCGTCCGCAACTACGTGGAACCACATCAAGTTCAAGCTGCATCAGGCCCGAAACCTGAACTTGATGATTTAGCCTATGACCAGGTTTGTAAGCGTTACGGAGTAGAGTTACACGATATTTTGGAAGCTG